GTGCCGCACGAGTAGTTCCACTTAGAAATATGGGTGCAGCAATTTCACCATTCAATAGTTTCTTAATTTTACAAGGCATTGAAAGTTTAGCTGTTCGAATGGATAGGCATTGTGAAAATGCAGTAAAAGTTGCAAACTTTTTATTAAAACATCCAAATGTATCATGGGTTAATTATCCTGGCATACCTAGTAGTCCGGATTTTGAACTTGTTAAAAAATTAATGAACGGAAAAGCATCCAGTGTTTTAAGTTTTGGAATAGAAGGCGGTAAGGCTAATGGTGGGAAATTCATAGATAATTTAGATTTAATAGTTCGACTGGTAAATATTGGTGATGCAAAATCTTTAGCATGCCATCCTGCATCAACAACTCATAGACAGTTATCTAAAAGTGAATTGAAACAAGCGGGCGTACCTGAGGATCTTGTTCGGCTCTCTATAGGTATAGAAAATGTTGACGATATAATAAATGATATTAGTCAAGCATTAGATGGAGTTTTTGGTAAAAAGTTGGAAAATGATGCAGTAATTACTGTTTCTTACATTATAACTGATGGAACTGAAGGAAATGGTCCTGCTACTTTTAGTTTTGCTGGAAGTGTGTTATCTTCATCAAATCAAATTGCATTACCTGCATCTACACCAAGTGTTACAACACTCTCAGCGGCAGCTAACGGGGGTAATATTGAATCAATAGACTCTATTAAGTATTTTGCACCTAGACTATATTCATCGCAATACAGAGCGGTTACAGCAAGGGATTATGAGGGCATAGTGCAACAGGTATATCCCAATACTGAATCAGTTTCAGTTGTAGGAGGAGAAGAATTAGATCCACCAGAGTTTGGAACTGTTTTCATTACAATAAAACCAAAAAATGGTGAATTTGTCTCTGATTTTGATAAAAGTGCAATTTTATCTAACTTAAAGAGTTATTCATTAGCGGGTATAAATCAAAAAATACTTGATCTCAAGTTATTATATGTTGAATTGGATTCTTTCGTATACTACGATGCATCAAAAGTCACCACAGTGTCTGAATTAAAGACAAAAATTATAAATGGATTATTAACATATGGTTCATCAACCGATATTAATAAATTTGGTGGTAGATTTAAATATAGTAAAGTCACTAACGTAATTGATCAAATAGATGATGCCATTACATCAAATATAACAAGAGTTAGAATAAGAAGAAATTTAAGGGCATTAACAAATCAGTTTGCACAGTATGAACTATGTTATGGTAATAGATTTTATATAAATCCAGAGGGTAAGAATATAAAAAGCACTGGATTTACAATTCAAGGACAAACTGATACAGTGTATTTTACCGATATACCTAATAAGAATAGTGATGGAACTCTAGATGGAAGTGGAAAGGGTATTTTGGCTATAGTTAAGGGTGATGCTGAATTGTCAAGAAGTCAACTAGTAGTTGCATCTGCAGGTATTGTTGATTACGATCATGGTGAAGTGATAATATCAACGGTGAATATTACATCTACTCAAAGATCTAATAATATAATCGAAATACAAGCATTTCCAGAATCAAATGATGTTATTGGGTTAAAAGACTTATATCTCAGTTTTGCGGTTGGAGATAGTGCCATAAATATGGTTAAGGACACAATTACTTCTGGTGAACAGATATCAGGTGTCGGATATAAGGTTACATCAAGTTATGCAAATGGAGCACTGGTAAGAGGATAATATGATAACCACTGGAATTGATAAAAGAGTCAAAGTCCAACAGATAATTGAAAACCAAATACCTGAGTTTTTAATATCTGAAAGTCCAAAGGCAGTAGATTTTCTAAAACAATACTATATCTCTCAAGAATATCAGGGAGGTCCGATTGACCTTACTGATAATTTGGATCAATATATCAAATTAGATAATTTAACACCTGAAGTAGTTGTTGGAGAAACTAAATTAACAACTGGTATTACCACAACAGACACTACAGTAAATGTTGTTAGCACCAAAGGTTTTCCAAATGAATATGGTCTGTTTAAGATTGAAAATGAAGTTATAACATATACTGGTATTACCACTAATAGTTTTACTGGTTGTATTCGTGGTTTTAGTGGTATTACAACATATCATCAAGAAAATAATCCAACAGAATTAGTATTTACAGATTCATCATCTATTAATCATGATAATGATGCTACTGTTGTTAATTTAAGTGCATTATTCCTTAAAGAATTTTACAAAAAAACAAAAAAGTTACTTACACCTGGATTAGAAAGTGTAGATTTTGTTAATAATCTTGATGTTAGTAATTTTATTAAAAATTCAAAGTCATTATATCAATCAAAAGGTACAGAAGAATCATTTAGAATTTTATTCAATATTTTATATAATACAACTCCTACAGTTGTAGACTTAGAGCAATATTTAATTAAACCATCTTCTGCAGAGTATATACGTAGAGAAATTATATTAGCAGAGGCTATATCTGGAAATCCAATTAATTTGGTTGGTCAAACAATTGTTAAATCATCTGATAGTGCTACAAGAGCATCTATATCTGAAGTTGAACCTTTAACAAGAAAAGGAAAAGTATATTATAAGATTGCTTTATTTGTCGGATTTAATGAAGTTGATTTAATTGAAGGTACATTTAATATACCAGGTAAAACGAAAGTTATTGGTAATGTATCAGCAGGTTCTTCAGTTATAACTGTCGATTCAACAGTTGGATTTGCTCAAACAGGTACTTTAGTATCTGGAATAAGCACAAATATTTTTTATAATGATAAATCTGTTAATCAATTCTTTGGTTGTGAAAATATTGTTGATACTATATCAACATCTGATGATGTTAGATCAGATGAATTTTATTTTGGATATGAAAATGGAGATTTAACAAAAAAAGTTGAAATAAGGTTAACGGGTGTTTTATCAAAATTTGTACCAACTTCAGACATTCGTTTATTAACTGAAGGTGAAAAAATTTCTGTTAGAAATGTTGGTGAAAAAATATTAAACCCAATTGAAAATAAAACAAGAAAACAAATTTTTGCAAATTCTTGGATTTACAATACATCATCAAGATTTAAAATAGAAAGCATATCTGGTGCTAACGTAGTCTTATTTACGAGGGATATTGATAAATCAAGTTTAAAGGTTGGTGATAATGTTGAAATTTTATTTAGAAATGAAGAAACTAAAATAGCAACAGGTACTGTAGGTAATATTGATGAACCAACTGGCACGATTTCAATTAATAATTTAACAAATCAACCAGGAATAACTCTATTTCCAGATCCAAATAGAGAATATGATTTAAGAAGAGTAATTAATCGTGCATCAAGTACAACAGCAGATGTTGAATTTGGAAATAATGTATTAACTTCTGATATTACTAATGTATATAATGAATCTAATACTGATTTTTATGTTGCATCAAACTCTCTACCATCATATCAAATAAATGCTTCTTTACCAAAAGCAATATTACCAAATGCTATTGCTGGTAATGAATTACCACAATCAGGATATGATGCAAACACATTAAAATATCATATTCTATCATTCCCAAATCCAGTTCCCTTTATAACTGGTGATGAAATTTTTTACACTGCTCAAGGAACAGTTTTACCAAACTTACCACAAGCATCTTATTTTGTTGAAGTTTTAAGTAATCCAAACCAAATACGTCTTTATAGATCCAGATCATTCATACCCATAGGTGATTATGAGGAATTTGAATCTCTACCATCTGGTTCTGGAACACATACTTTTTCATTAGTAGGTATTATTGATCAGAAAATAGCAGCTCAAAAACTACTAAAGAAATTTCCATTAAGTCCAGATTTAACAAATTCATCATCTATATTAACAACACCTGGCACAACTGGTATGTTGATAAATGGAGTTGAAATAAGAAATTATAAGTCTGAGGATAAAATATTTTTTGGACCTTTAGATAAAGTTAATTTATTAAATGGTGGTAGTAATTATGATGTTATAAAACCACCTACAATCGAATTATCAGGACCAGGTGCAGGTAGTACAAACGCATTAATAAGACCTGTGGTAACAGGCAGTATAGAGGACGTACAAATTGATCCACAAGATTTTGATATTCAAAGAGTTGTATCAGTTACCATAGAGGGTGGTAATGGGTCTGGTGCAGTTTTAGAACCACTTCTATCTGAAAGAAGAAGAGAAATATCATTTGACGCAAGATTATTAACAGATTCGGGTGGAGTAGATAATGTTGATGAAACAATTACTTTCCTTGATAAACATAATATTGTCAGTGGTCAACCATTAATTTATGATAGAAATAATAACCTACCTCTAGGAATAGGCACAGTGGGTAATGATGCAGGAACATCTGTTGTTGGATTAGGTACAACTACTTTAGTTAATGCTTCCACTTATTTTCCTTTAGTAGTAAACCCAACAACTATAAAATTATTTCAAACTGAAACCGATTTTAATGCTGGAATTAATACAGTTGGATTTACAACAACTAATAAAATAGGTATTCATAAATTTAGATTATTAAATAGTGAAAAAACTTTAAAAGATGTAAGAGTTATAGACGGTGGAAGTGGATATGAAAATAGACAAGTATTTGCTAAACCAACTGGAATAAACACAATAACAAATACAATTCATTTTGATAATCATGGATTTAGTCAAGGTGATAAAATTGTTTATTCAACTGCGGTTGGAATAGGATCTACACTACCAACAACTATTTCTGGATTAACAACATCCACTGGTATCACTACAACTTCAAACTTTTATCAAGTATTAAAAGTAAATGAAAACGCATTTAGAATTGCTAATGCTGGTCTTGGTGGAACAATAACATCAGAATATAATCGTAAAGATTATATTAAGTTTTCAGATCAAGGAACTGGATTTCAGGTATTTAAATATCCTGATGTAAAATTAAACATTAAATATGAACTTGCTAATACTAGTGTTGGTATATTAACTGCCACACCAGTAGTTAGAGGTCCAATTACTGATGTATTACTTTATGAAAAAGGATCTGGTTATGGTTCTGACATTCTTAATCTTGAAAAATCAACTACAGTTAATATAAAAACAGGAAAAGAAGCTCAGTTAAAACCCATTATAACTGATGGTAAAATATCTTATGTAGAGGTTCAAACAAAAGGTCGTGAATATTCATCAGCACCAGATCTTGAAGTTGTAGGATTAGGAACTGGTTTAGGTGCAAGACTAAGAGCAGTTGTTTCTGATGGTAAAATAAGTGAAGTTATTATCTTAGATGGTGGTTTACAATATCAACAAGACAAGATAAACATTAAAGTGGTGCCACCAGGTTCTGGTTGTAAATTAGAAGCAAGCACAAGAGGTTTAGTAGTTAATACTTTTGCAAGATATAATAATGAAGCTTTAGTAGAAACAAATAATAAATTAGAATATTCGATAGTTGGATACTCTACTCAAATAGGAAATGATACTTTTGGTGATACTGGAAATGGTCATTCACCGATTATTGGTTGGGCTTATGACGGTAATCCAATATATGGACCTTATGGATATAGTGATCCAAATGATGATAACTCTGCAATTAGAATTTTAAACAGTGGATATGTTTTAGAACCATCTAATATTGTTAATAGACCATCTGGATTCAGTAATGGATTTTTCGTAGAAGATCATAAGTTTACAAATGCTGGTGATTTAGATATTCATAATGGACGATATGGTAGAACCCCAGAATATCCAAACGGAGTTTACGCATATTTTGTTGGAATTAGTACTAATTCATTATTACCATCGTTTCCATACTTTATTGGTGAATCATTTAGATCAGATCCTTCTGAAGAAAACTTTAATGTAAATCAAAATACTTTTGATTTTATAAATTCTAGTTTAATTCGTAATAGTTATCCATATAAAGTATCTGATGAATTTGCTGACAATGATTTTATTATTGAATCAAATGAAATAACTCAACAATCATCTATCGTTGAATCTACATCATCTGGATCAATTGATTCTGTTGACATTATAAACACTGGTGATAATTATGAAATAGGTGATTCTGCAATATTTGATAATACAGGAACTAATGGTGGTGGACTAAGTGTGTCTGTCAAGAGTTTACAAGGAAAAGAAATAACTTCAATTGAAACAACAGTTGATACGTTTGAAAATGTAGTTTTTGTATGGAGAGACCCAGAACATGTATCTGCTTTTATATCCACAGCACCTAATCTAAATGGAAAAGATAATGTTATTGTATCTGGATTAAGTACAACTTTAATTAAAGGTTTAGCAGGATCACATAAAATTGGAATTGATACTGCACAAACAGTTATATATCAAGATGTTCCTAATTCTTCAACTACTGGAATAGTTACTGACATCTATGTATCACACATACCAACACACATATCAGTTGGTAGTAGTATTGGAATAGGAACAGAAAAACTATTAGTCTTGAATACTTTTAATGAAAACAATATTTTAAGAGTAAGAAGAGGAGTTTCTTCTGGTATTCATACAGTATCTACAAAAGTTAGTTTAATACCAAATTATTTTAACATACCACTTAAAACTGGTTTATTTGACTCTAAAGTAAATGATTTAGTTTATTTTAACCCTCATGAAACAATAGGTGTTGGAACTGTTGTTGGTTTAGGATCAACATCTGTATCTACTTTAGGTGATCTTGAAAAAGTAATATCAACACCTACTCACAGTATATTCTTACCAAACCACCCATTTAAAACAAATCAAAGAGTTACTTTAACTAAACCAGCATCTGGATATGGTATTACTGTATCAGATGATGATGGTGTATCTACATTTACTCTACCAAATAGTGGAAATAGTGAAGATATATTTGTTATACGTAAATCAAAAGATTACATTGGAATAGTAACACAAGTTGGTTTGACAACCTCAAGTATAGGTTTATCATTTGTAGGTGATACAAAAGTAGGATCAAGTAGTTTTGAATATCTTTTACAATCAAACCCAACTCAAATAACTGGTACTTTACAACGTGTAGATGCTGTTGTATCTGTTTCGACTGCACATAACTTAGTGAATGGTGATGTTATTGATTTAAACTTAACACCAAGTCAATCAGTTGGAATTGGAACATCGTTATCCATAGATGTGAGATTTGATGAGCAAACTCAAAGTTTATTAATTAATCCAATTACATGTCCATCAAGTGGTGTTACTACTTCATCAAATAATTTTAATATCACATCTCATAATTTAGAAACTGGAGATAAAATTAAATATTCTTCAACATCAGTTTCTGAGGGATTATCAAATAATGAGTCATATTTTGTACTTAAAATTGATAATAACAACTTTAAACTTGGGGAAACTCTTATTGATGTCACAAGTAATCCTGCAAGTGTAATTGAACTAAGTTCAACTGGTGGAACTCATGAATTTTCACTTATAAATCCACCAATATCAGTTCTTAGAGATAATAATCTAGTATTTGGAGTTGGTCATACATCACTTCAAGGTTATGAATTAAGTATTTTCCATGATCAAGATTATAAAAATCAATTTGTATCTGTAGGAAACACAACAAATTTACAAGTTATAGGAGTTGGAACAGTTGGTGTTACCTCAACTGCCACATTGACATTAAATTATTCATCTGATAATCCATCAAAATTATATTACAATTTAAAAAAATCAGGTTTTATAAGCACCTCAGATACTGATGTTACAAATTACAATAGAATAGATTATATCGGTAGTAAATATGTTGGTCAATATAGCATATTTAATGTTCCTCATTTAGTTGGTGTTTCTTATACTAATTTTAGTATTGCTTTACCAGAAGTTCCTGAAAAATTATCTTATGCATCAACAGAAACAAATGTTTTAAAATATACCACCAAATCTAAGAGAGCTAAAGGTCCGATAGAACAGGTTGGAATTGATTTTGGTGGTGTTGGATATGATAGTCTTCCAACATTTGTAAGTATTGCATCAACTCAAGGAACAAATGCTACTTTATTACCAGACTCACAAACAATTAATAGAGTTGATGATGTTAGAATATTAAATCCAGGTTTTGAATATTCATCTGACCCTACTTTAAAACCAGAAGCATTTGTATCACCTGTAATATCAATAATAAATTCAAATACAATTTCAACTATTGAAGTTGAGGATGGTGGTAAAAACTATACAACTGTTCCTGATTTAACTATTGTTAACCCTGTTACAGGTGTTGAAGATAAGTCTGGTGCAATTATTGCAGGAAGATTAAATGGAAGTTCATTAACCACAGTTGATATTGTTGTAGCACCTAAAGGACTACAATCTATTACTCATGAAATATTCGCCATTAATAATAGTAATGGTTCAACAGTAAGTCAGTTACAATATAATGCATCAACAGGTATTGCAACATGTACACTTGTTACTCCTGTTTTAGGATTTACAACTGCACCTTTCTCTGTAAATGAAGAGATATTTGTTGAAGGACTTCAAAAGTTTGAAACAACTGGAACTGGATTTAACTCTGCAGATAATGGTTTTAAATTCTTTAAGATTACAGCAGTTAATAATACTAATCCAGCAACAATTGAATTTGATTTATCACAATTTACAAGCAACGCAGGTATAGCAAAAACTGCACAAAATTCATTTGGTGTTGTTATAAGCAAAAATGATTATCCAGTATTTAAAGTTACACAAAAGATATCTAATTTTAGCGTAGGTGAAAAATTATTAGCATTTGTTGGTTCTTCTTA